TTTCGCTTCCCCTTCCCATTTTTGATATGCTCTTTATACCGTTTTTGGGCAGTCAATCCCATTAATGGGCGCTATCCCATTTTTGACAATTTGCTTTTTGCCTATTTATGCGGTACGCTTGATATGCGCATAGGGGCGCACCCACGGGGGCGGCGCAACCTTACCTTGCTTCTCCGCCGCCCCCTCCACCCACCATAGATTATATGATGTATGGTGTCTGTGATATGGTATCATATCTTAATAATTTTTTGCACGGAGGAAAAACAAATGACATCGAAAGAAACCCTGCTCGCCCTGCTTGACAACCTTGCCCCCGAGGACATCACTTTGATGCTTTCGCTGCTCGGAACGCGGCCAGAAGAAGCGCAGCCTGTTCCTCAGACATGTTCTCAATCTCTGCTTTAAGCAGAGCCTTGCTTGACGTGTAATCTTTATCTTCTTCCCACCCCATAAGATAGGCGGGGGTGGTGGACAGAGCTTGCGCAAGCTCATCGATACGGGAGAGGGGCAAATTGGTCACAATGCCCTGCTCATACTTACCTATTGTTTGCTTAGTAGTGTGGAGCTTTTCGGCAAGCTCCTGTTGGGTCATGCCTCGTGCCTTGCGCAAGTACCGTATTTTTTCGCCCAGAGTCATTATTATCACCTCGCATATCTATTTTACCACGGCACTTGTAAATATACAATATTTTTTTTGAAAAACACTTGACAAGTTGCGGAGAAGCGCATATAATAAAATCACTTGATAAGTTACTGCAAAGGAGGGAACTAAAATTAACAAGAATTTGTACAGGGCGGCCTTGGCAAGGCGCGGAATGTCCCAACAAGATTTGGCGAAAGAACTCGGAATCGCGGAATCCACATTGATATCAAGGGTCAAAAAAGGCACATTGACCGTAAGCGATGCCAATAAAATGATTGTATTGCTTGGTATTGATAACCCGTCAGAACTTTTTTTTACCCATTAAGTCACTTGATAAGTGTCAAAGTAAGGCACATAAAGAAGGAGGCAGATTTATGCTGAACGTTGGAGATAAACTGATCTGCAAAGCAGAAGGACAGCCGGAAACGGAGTTCTGCATTCGCGGCGAGGTCAAAAAGGTCGAAGGAGACATTGTGACCATCAGCCGGGCGCTTAAATTCGGAACGCTGCCCATGCACAAGGATCTGACGCTGCCGGAGAGCGAGCTGCTGAAATACTACACGCTAGCGTAATAATCTACAAGGAGGAGGAAAGAGGAAATGAGGAAATGAGGAAATGTGAAAATTGCGGGGCAAACCTTGACAGCGGGGAGCGCTGCGACTGCGAAATGGAAGGAAGGGAGAAGCAAAATGGAGCTGGAAAAGATGCTGCGGGAGATGATACAGCAAGCCGTGGACGAGCGTATAAACGATGCCGCGGCGGTGGAAGATCGCATGGTGCGGGCGCACGGAGAATACGTCCCCACCGCACAGGCCGCTGAACTGCTGAATGTCAGCCCCGTCACCGTGCGGCGGATGCTGGCCGATGGGCGGCTGACAGGCACAGGCGGGGAAAAGCCGCTGGTGATGGTGCGGAGCATGGCGCACATGGCAGAGACGGGTAAGACGCGCAAGCAGAAATACCCCGATTTTGCCATTATAGGGAGGTAAGCTATGGCGAAGCAGACAAGGGCTGAATTTATCGCCCGCGCCGTGGCGGACAGAAGGAAGGACAAGCTACGCGGGCAGAAAGAAGCGTACTGGGTGCGGTCGGCACACATAGACGCAGAAAGGCGTAAGAAAAGATGAACGTATGGTATATCGCATTATGGGTGTACATGCTGGCTGGCGAGGCTATACTGCTGGCGATTGCCTTTGACATCTGCCGCAAGCAAGTTAAAAAAGCCCCGCAATCGGGGGAAAACAACCGCCGCAGGGCGTGAGAATCAAGTTACAGGCAAATTAAATGGAAACGATGAGTAAGACGAGTAAGGAGACATTTAAGAGCCGTGTATACACGGACAGACCACCATATGATAAACGGTTGTTGCGAAAAAAGCCTAGTACGGCTAAATTCCGCTTTATCGACTTGTTTGCTGGAATTGGCGGCTTTCATCAAGCGATGAGGTATCTGGGCGGCGAATGCCTTATAGCAGCTGAAATAAACCAGGAGTGCGTGAAAACATATAACCTAAATTTCAAGACTATTGAAAAAGAAATCCGCGGGGATGTCAAAAAAATAGATCCTACTTCTATCGCGCCATTTGACGTACTTTGCGCAGGTTTTCCGTGTCAGCCCTTTAGCAAGGCGGGGGCGCAACAGGGATTCAACGACACAACGCGAGGCAATCTCTTTTATGTAATAATGGACATCTTGGATGCGCATCCAGAAGTTAAGTTTGTTATACTTGAAAATGTTCGAAATCTCGCAGACAAGGCAGAGAATTGGGGAATTATTACCACTGAATTAATGAAGCGGAACTTTTATATTACAGAAGACCCTGTGATTCTTTCTCCATCTGATTTTGGTATCCCCCAAATACGCGAGCGAGTATACATTCTTGGTATCCGGAAAGATATCAGAAACGAGAGAATACTCACGAACGGTTATATTCATAAAGAAGATCTGGCCTTAGATAAATACTATAAGAAATGCAAAATGGGCGATGCATGGTCGATCCTTGAAGAAGAAGTAGACGATTCATACATTATTTCTCCAGAGCATGAGTTGATGATTTCTGCTTGGGATGAATTCAGGATTGGGACAGGGATACAAATCTTGGGCTTTCCTATTTGGCTGGACAGCTTTGGGCTTGGGCAGGATGATGATAAAACCACCTTTGATGCTCAAGGCTATGACGAAATGCCCTCTTGGAAGCAGAAGTTTCTTAGACAGAACCGACAGTTCTACCACGACCACAGATCGTTTATTGACGAATGGGTCAAGAAATATGATATGACAAATAAGATTAAGCTTTACAAAAAGTTTGAATGGAATTGCGGGGCAGATGTTTCTGATATGCATGATTGCTTGATCCAAATTCGTCAGTCTGGTATTCGAGCGAAACGACCGACATTTTACCCTTCACTTGTTGCGATTGCCAACACTCCTATTATTTGGGATGCGGCAAAACAACACTATAGAAAGTTGACGCCAAGAGAAGCCGCAAATCTTCAGAGTTTCAGAAGCGATTATAAATTCCGGGGTACTGATGCGACGCAATATAGGCAACTTGGCAACTCTGTCAATGTAAGGATACTAAAGATTCTGGGCAAAAGCTTATTTGACTTAGCAAAAGACGGTTGGGATGGTGACGATAATGGCTAAAAAAGATAAATATCCGGTGGCGATTGCTTTTAGCATCTGCCGCAAGGAGGCGGCGAAGGACAAAAAGAAAGCCCACCGAGGGAGTTAGCGACGGTGAGCCAGATAAAGCCGCAGTCTTAAAGACCGCATTGGTATTATATCACATCAATGCCGTTTACACAAGCCGCGGCGGACAAAAAAGCTTTTAAGCGACCGCACGTTAGCAAAATTTAATCCACAGAGATTATGGTCTGGTCGCTTGAAGATAAAAACAGCGCCGGGGCGGAGCTGCGATACCGCCCCAGACAGAAGGAGAAGCAAGGCTATGAAGTATCTTAAAGTCTATACAGACTTTGCCGAGGCCATGGAGGCGCTTTCGGATGCCGAGCGGGGCCGTCTTTTCATGTCGATGCTGCAATACGCATCGACAGGCGAAGCGGGGACGCTATCGGGAGCCGAGCGATTTGTGTGGCCAATAGCAAAGCAAAATATAGACCGGGCGCAAGCCGAACTTGAAAAAAGAGCCGAAAACGGGCGCAAAGGCGGCAGACCGAAAAAAGCAAACGAAAGCGGGGAAAAGCAACCGAAAGCAAAAGAAAGCAAAAAAAAGCAAACGAAAGATAACAAAGACAAAGACAAAGACAAAGACAAAGAGAATAATATTATCCCCCTATCCCCTAACGGGGATATCCCCCCTAAGGGGGAGCGTCCCCCAGTAAAACGCTTTATCAAGCCTACAGCGGAAGAGGTGCGTGCATACTGCGCAGAACGCGGCAATCGCGTAGACGCACAAGCGTTTGTGGACTTTTATGCCGCTAAAGGTTGGAAAGTGGGGAATGCACCCATGAAGGACTGGAAAGCAGCGGTGCGGACATGGGAAAAGCGGGATGCCGAGCGCAAGCAATCCGCCACGTCGCGCCCTAACCGCCAGCGGGATTTGTATAGCAGCCGTACATACAGTGCGGCAGAGCTTGACAGCGTAGGGACGGATTTGCTGGGAGGCGAATAAGATGCACACATACGAGCTAATCAAGATAAACTGCGGCATTGTCCACGTGCTATACACCGCTACCAGCCGTCAAGACCTATACAGGGCATACCGCGCAGCAAGCCAGCGCGGGGCGCTTGTCCGAATGCGGATAGACGGCAAGATAATGCCGATATATCAGGCGGATGCACATGCACCCGCCGAGGCACGGGGAGGGAGAAAGTGAAGCGCACATACACCCCGCCAACCGTACCCTTGGAGGACACGGAGCAGCGGATAATCTTTCAATGGGCGGCAATGGAGAGCGGCGCCCGCCCTGAGCTGGGGCTGCTGTACGCCATACCCAACGGCGGCAAGCAGTTGGTGTAAAAGCAATCCCGTTATTGCCTGGATGCCAATGCCTGAGTTGCCGAAGGAGGAAGAACAACAAACAAATGAATCGCCCACGTTTCAACTCTAAAATGCGAGAAAAGGTTTATGCAAAATGTTACGGCCATTGTGCATACTGTGGAGCAGAAATACCAATATCCAAGATGCAGATAGACCACCTGATACCCTTTGAATTTGCCGAAGCTTACGCCACCCAAGGTATAGACCTCAACGCCATTGAGAACCTGATGCCCTCCTGCCGGAGCTGCAATAACTACAAGAGCAGTTTAACGCTGGAAAAATTCAGACAGGCGATAGAACGATGGCCAGAGGTATTGCAGCGCGATAACGTAACGTATCGCAATGCCGTTCGTTTTGGCATGATAGAACCCAAGCCGCATAAAGTCACGTTTTATTTTGAATTATTGGAGGAAAAAACTAATGAAATGGATAAGCGTTAGAGAACGGTTGCCGGAGAATGACACGCGCGTATTGGCGTATTGCAAAGACCGCTGCATCCACGATATGAAGTGGAGATGGGCGGATAATGCGTGGTACGACAAAGGGAGTGCGGCGGTATACTTAGCGGACTTTGTTACCCACTGGTTGCCACTGCCAGAGCCGCCGAAGGAGGAAAAGTAATGAGTAAATATATACGCGCTGTTGTCGCAGCCAAGGCGATAGCCGAAAAGTACGGCATACCGTTTGGCGATTTGGTAGACACATTCAGCGATATCCCCGCCGCCGATGTTGCGCCGGTGCGGCGTGGACGGTGGCTCGAAGAGGATGGCATACAGATTTGCTCAGAATGCGGCAAAGAACACGAATGGGAAGATTACAGAGCGCCGTACTGCGATACCTGCGGAGCAAAAATGAACAAGGAGGACGTATGAAAATAAACATATCAAATAGTACCAAAGCTGTGTTCAGCTCACTAAGCATAGGCGAAATTTTTATGCTTAATGAAACCGATGTATGCGTGAAAATAGATTATGCAATTGAGACGGACTGCACCCGTAAATATAATGCCTGGAATTTCAGAGCAAACGAGCAAGAAATGATATGCGCTAAGACCATAGTCACCATCCCGAGAACAGTAAACATGGAGGTAATAGTATGACGCAGTACGCAGACGCAGACGAGCTGCTTGCAATGTATACATTTGACGATGACGGCGAACTGAGCGACCTCAACGAGCGCGGCCACGTGCCGCTGCCCGTGATACGCGAAAATATCAAGGATTGCATAGTGCCGAAGGATTGCATAGTGCCGAAGGATTGCATAGTGCCGGACGTGGAAAAGAAGCTACGCGAGTACGATGTACTTGCGGGAGTGCTATATATGATGGGTAAGGCTACAAACGTTGTAACCGAGCCAGAACTAAAAAAACTTGTTACGGGGCTAACGGGGAAAGGTGAAGAATTCTACAAGGCGGTTGACGACTTTGTCACAAATGAATGCGAAAAGATGTGCTTGGAGATGGAGGCAGAAAAATGAAACGAGCAATAGCGATGGCAATGTTAGCCCTGCTGATTATAACCTTGTGCGGATGCGAAAGCAGAACAACCGCAGAAACTAATAGCAGCAAACGAATGCAGATACTCGAGGACGGCTTGACATATGTAATATATGTTGACACACTAACGGGCGTGCAGTATTTGCGCGTATATAGCGGCGGCGTATGCGTGATGGTGGATGCAGACGGCAAGCCGCTGACATGAGCAGGGGGAGACGCATGAAAAAAATACAAAAACTGGATGACATTACCGCGGCGGACTGGGAGGACATCAAGCGGCGGCGCGAGCAAGGCGCGAATCTTGACCAAGTGGGCGAGCTGTACGGCATAACGGGCGCCACACTGGCAAAGTATGCAAGGCTTGCGGGCGTGGATATACCAAGGCGCACAGATTATAATCCGCTGCCGTCCATAGAGGATATACAGCGTTTGCGCACGGAGGGCATGAAATGGGCCGACATAGCCGCAAAGTATCATGTATCGCGCGACCGGCTACACAGCTACGCGCAAGAGCATGGCATAGATACGCGCTTGGTGCGCAAACCCACCCTGGCACCAGTGGACTGGGATGACGTGAGCAAGCAGCGCGAGGCGGGCAAGACGTGGGATGATATCGCGGAGCCGTATGGCATAAGTGGCCCGACGCTGCAAAAGCGTGCGGGCAGGCGCGGCATTGACATCGGCCCCAGCAGATACGACAGATTAAACGCAATGCTTGACCCTGACTGGCCAGGCTGGGACGATGTGAAGCAGATGCGCAAGCAGGGGAGGAAATGGACGGATATTGCCGAGCATATCGGCGTGACTACCGTAACCTTGCGCAGGATGATGGCGCATTTGGCACTTCGCGCGCCGACAGGCGATGCGCATAAGTATTATGACGGCGCAAGCCCCTGCGAGAAAACCCTATACTCCCAGTCGCTGTGCTGGTCTTGCGCCAATGCCGTGCCGGACAAGTCCGGTAAGCGTGGGTGCGCATGGAGCAGGAGCTTTAAGCCCGTCAAGGGTTGGGACGCAGACGAGACGCGGCTATACAGCGACAAGCCGACGCAATCGTACCATGTGCGGAGCTGCCCAGAATTTGTGCGGGGATAGGAGGTAGAAATGAAAACACTTAGATACGAAACACGGGATGCAGACGGAAATGACATTATAAAGGATGTCGCAGTGAAGGAATTTGCGAGTGCCGAGGCGGAGTTTAGATGCCACGTCTGCGGACGGGAATGCAGCCAGGGCGTTAGAACGACGGATATTATCTCGGGCTCATTTACGGACTACGCGCTCATCGGGGATTATGTATGCAATGACTGCGCAGACCTTTTTAGCCTGTACTTTTACAGTTACATCAAAGACGCTGACGGGATAAGGCTGCTAAATGTACGGAGCATTCGGGACGAGATCACGCAGGAGCAAAAGCCGCCGTTTATGTTTGTGATAACTACATCGCAAAAAAAGCATCTATTTTATCGAGCGAGAATGAATCATGCGCCGACACCGTTCGCGGTGCAGCTTGAGACCGAGACGATATACACCACAACGAGCAGGATGCGGACACTGTTTGATTTTGTTGAGTCGCTTATGACACTCGGACAATCAAAAAAAGCGTTGGCGGATGGGGAGATGCGCTATGAGGTGATGCAAAAGGTCGGCGCGGGTGCATTTAGCTATCTTCGGCGCGAGCTGAGAGCATCACGGGAGATACAAATACCAATCTACTGCGGACAAAAAAGAGATATAACAGACGAGGAGGCAATATGTTGTATAAATTCAATACTGACAGCGTAAAACACGCAAGTGCGGCGCTACTGCTCTACGCAATGTACCGCAGCCGCAACAAAAACAGCCCGCTGAATGGGTTGGAGACATGGGACAGGTTTAACAGCTACATCCGCGGAGCTTGCCTAAAAAGCAGCACAACGGCAGAGTTTATGCAAAAATTCTGCCGCGCGGCGAAGATAGACAGCGTTAAGCCACGCTATTTGTCAACCGACGATCCTGTGCTAATGCCTGGAACTGGCGAGCTGATAATGAGCGATGCTATAAAGGACTACAGAATACCGATTATCGAGGATAACAGTCTGCTGCGCATAATGTCGGATGAATCAATTTATCTGTGTATGCTTGTACGCGACCGCATTCAACGCGAAAAGATGGAGTATAAAGAGGAGGAGGCCGAATATGAATACTAATATAAAATACAGACTGCTTTCGCCTGTTTCGCACATTGGCGAGACCGCCAGCACCGGTAGCTATTTTCAAACCGTTCTCACGACGCAAGGGAGATTGCCTGTGATAACCGGCAACAGTATGCGCGGTCAGATCAGGGATAGCGCAGCGCTTCACCTCCTAAACACGCTCGACATAAAAGTGGACAAAGAAATATTCAACGTACTTTTTTCGGGCGGCAACCTCTCCGGCACGATGCGGGACGATGTAGAGCGGGCGAAACAAATTCGTAACTACTATCCGGCGGTATCACTCCTTGGCGGCGGTATGGGGACGATGATCATGGCGGGTAAGCTGCTGGTATCGTTTGGATACCCTGTATGCGCGGAGAGCGAGCAGTTTACGGGCATAGACAGCGCCCAATCTTGGCATGAGATGATTGAAGAGATTGAGTTTACACGCACCGATGACACCAAGAACGATGTAAAAGCCGGCCGAATAGTTAATATAAACGATGACTCAGGGGCGGGGACAGCATCAACGCAGATGCGCTACTCCGTACAGTATATTGCAGCGGGAACGGAGATTGTACAAAACCTTATTACACTTGATGGCACAACGCCTCTTGAAATCGGCGCACTGTATGCAGCTATATGCGAGTGGTTTAAGGTGCCGAGGCTTGGCGGCATGGCGGCAAAAGGGTTTGGCTTGTTCGATGCTGTTGTCGGTGACCGCGATATAGTCCTTAGCGGCGGCAGGATAACGCTGAAACCGCAAATTGCAGATCTCATCGATGCATATGAGGCTTTTGTCCGCGAGGAGGGCGGCGAGCATTTATCGCTCCTTGCCGCACCGAAAGGAGGGAAGAAGGGTGGCAAAAAAGCCAACAACGCCGATTAAAGTCACGGTGCACCTGCTTGACGGCAGAGTAAATACGGCAGACGGGATCATTATGTTGGACGCGATATTGTATCATGCGTGGTTTAGCAGACACAAGCCGGAGGTCTTAGAGGGCTGCGGCAGCACGCAATATGACGGATATACGGGGCTGCCGTTGCGGCAGCTCCCCGATAATAGATGGGCGGCAAGCAGAGGCATATTTAAGACCGAGGGCAAAAACATCGAATACATAAATAGGAGACCTAACTTTTTCGATGCGGACAAGATCGGACATCTTGACATGGAGACGGGTATAATATCGGACAGCGTAGGCGTATACCGGGCGTACCGCATACCGCGAGTTGTCAGCACTGTCAGCGATATAGAGTTTTATGCCATGGGCGACAAGGCTAAGGTGCAAGACCTATTGACGGCGATCCCGGCCGTAGGCAAAAAGCCCGCGGTGGGATATGGTTTTGTAGCCGAATGGAATGTGGAGGACTGCGACGAGGATTACAGTCTGTGGCACCCTGAGTACGGACTTATGCGCCCGGTGGTGGTCGGCAGTGACGAGGCAAAGGGGCTTGAGCTTAGTACATATCCCGTTATGCAATACGGAATAAAGCCACCTTACTGGAAACCCTGCAATATGCGTTTGTGCCATGTGCCGATTGCTACGGCGGAGAATGCGACAACATGACTATTGACGATTTTGTTAAGATAGGCGCGCTCAGGTCAGGCATGCGACAATACGCCGAAAAGCGAGATAGAGCAATAAGGCTTTGCGAAGAGCAATTCCGCACGCACAAAAGGCCGTATGTTGCAATAAGCGGCGGCAAAGACAGCGTTGCTATGGCGTACATTGTGGATGCTGCGGCGAGACGCGTCGGGGCGGATTATAGATTGTGGCTGCATTGCTCGGATGCATCGTTCCCAGGCACGGTAGAGACATGCCGCAAGGTGGCCGCGGCGGTTGGCAGAGAGCTTGATGTATTTGAAAGTAAGGATTCTGCGTTTGACGCGATAGCACGCCCGCAAAAGGCTGCATTTGGGAAAAGCGGCGTATTCTTCAGCTCGGTGCGCGAGTACGCAAAGGACAAAGATTTATGCTTTGTGGGCGTTCGAGCTGCGGAGAGCCGGAGGCGGATGCGTGCCGCTAAAGCACACGGGCAAGTGTTTGACAGCGCATCAATGGGCGATGTGACGGTTTGCCATCCGCTCCTATGGTTTACCCTGTATGATGTCGCGGCGGCGCTGCACGAGTACGATGCACCAATACACCCGATATACAAAAAAATAACAATAGAGCGCGGGGAAAACCGGTGCGGTGAAGAATCGTTTATCCGGCTCGGGTATATAACGTCACGCGACCTGCTCAACAAAGGCACAGCGGTGTTTTTGCGGATAAACTACCCGGACGAGTTTAACAGGCTTGCAGCCGCGTATCCGGAGATACGGCTATGGGTGTAGTCGAGGCGGCGGGAGGGGGCATCAAAATCCCTGCGCCGTGGCGGCCCGTACCGCGGGCCCCTCAACGGGACAAAAAAATTTCGATTTTTGTGAAAAATTAGGTGAGGCATTAGGATGGATATAAGCGCTAACGAAAAGAGACAAAACGACCGCGCGGCAGTGAGGCGGCTGCTGATGTACTGGGGCAACGCGGAACGCACGCGCACGGACAAGGAGCGGCAGCTTGTGACGGTGGATGAAGAGATAGAAAGCCAGTATGACCTTCATCCGCAAAGGCTGACGGGCTTGCCGCACGGGAGCGGGATATCTGATGCCACATACAATGCGGCACTAAAGGCAACGCGCGAGATAAAGAGGCTTGAACGAAAAAAGCAGCGCCTTGAGGCCGAGCTGCAAGAGCTGAATTATCACGCGAGCATGATAGAGTTTGAGGTAATGTGTCTGCCGCCGCTGGAATGCGAGGTGATAAAGCTTAGGTATGTGGAGTATGGTGTAGCTAAAAGCGGGTACTGGGAGAAAGTGGCACAGCGGATGCACGTGTCGCAGGATTGGGCAAAGGCGCTGGAGCGGCACGGTGTGGAACGGCTTATAAATCGCATCGCCCCATAAAGTCAACACGATACAACACGATTTATGTGCTATACTGATATCATTAAAAAGAGGGCTTCCGCGAGGGAGCCTTTTTGCGTGGAGCGAATATGGAACCTATAAAGTGGACACACACACCCGCCACCTGCAAGGAGTGCAAGCACTATGACAAGGATAAAAGGCGGTGCGGGGTGAAGGAATGCCCGTATCCGGCACGGTGCGGGCGGCGGTAATATGGCGCAGAAACCGGCGCACTTCTGTGCATGGCCTAACTGCAACAATGTCACGACCGACAAATATTGCGCCGACCACCGCGAGGCGGGCGAAGCAGCGGAGCGGGAGAAAAAGCTTGAGCAGCTGCGCAGGCGTGACGGCAGGCGCGGCACGTCAAGGGAGCGCGGGTACGATGCACGATGGGACAGATATTCAAAGTGGTTTTTATCCCGACCGGAGAACCAGCTTTGCGCCCTGCGGCTGGATAATGGTTGTGCGATTGTGGCGCAATGCGTTGACCACATCGACCCGCCGAATGGCGCTAACGACCCGAAATTCTGGGACAAAGCCAACCACCAGCCTGCGTGTATACATTGCAACAGCGTAAAGGGACATAAAAAGTTGAAGGGAGTATATGGGGTAAATGGATAGCCAGATTGTGATGAGAAAGGTCGCGGAGCTGAAACCGTACAAGAACAACCCGCGCAAGAACGACAAGGCGGTTGACGCTGTAGCGGCAAGCATTAAGGCTTTTGGATTTAAGCAGCCCATAGTGATTGACATTAACGACGAGGTAATCGCGGGAGATACACGGCTAAAGGCGGCCAAGAAAAATGGGTTAGACGAAGTGCCGTGCGTAGTGGCAAGCGACCTAACGCCGGAACAGGTCAAGGCGTACCGCCTTGCCGACAACAAGGTGGGCGAGCTTGCCGAATGGGATTGGAATTTGTTGCCCGCAGAAATGGACGGCCTGGCGGGGTTTGACATGACGGAGTTCGGCTTCGACGAGATAGAGGCGGTGGACGTGGATTCATTGCTTGATTGCGGGGACGGCGACAATGGTGAAAAAGAGCCCGTTAAATGTCCTAAGTGCGGATTTGTGTTTGAGGTATAGCATGAAGATATGTGCATACGTACAAGAACAATACGCAAAGACGGCATATAAGAAAGAGTGCTTAGATACGCGCCAGTTTGCCGGGCTAAAAGTGATAATAGACAGCTTGGAACGCACAGGGCATAGCGTAGAGTATGCCGGAATAGCCACGGTGCATGAATATGATATAGTGCTGGTTAGCCTTACAAGCGATTGCGACTGGTGGACATTTGTCCAGGAGCGTGTGAGATGGCGCAAAGGCAATTACAGGGTTATTGTCGGCGGGGCGGGCGTATTGCATGTTACGCCGTTCCTGCGCTGGTTCGACTTTGCCGTAATTGGACGCGGCGAACACATTATGACCCCGCTTATCGATGGCATAGAACGCGACGGCGGATACGACCATGAAAGCGTAATAGATGTTAGAACCTTTTCGCCCGACAAAATATATAGAGTGGCGCAAACGGATTGTATGTACCCACACCGGATACGGTTGACCGACAAGAAGGAATACATAGAACGGGCAATAGGGTGCAACCACAAATGCTTTTTTTGCGGCTATACATGGCAGCGAAAATTCATATCGTCCCTGGGCGACGTATACAAAATGCCCGGCGGCTTGTTTGACGGCATGGAAGATAAGGAACGCGCCATGCTTGACATGATAAATGGGAAAGAGGAAATAGACTGGGCACATTTGCGTACAACGGCCATAGACGGATTCAGCGAGCGGTTGCGCAAAATGGTGAACAAACCCATAACGCGTGAGAACCTGCGGCAATTTCTGAGCGCCATGCTTAATTACAGCGGCAAGCCACATCAAATCAAGTTTTTCAACATTTGCGGCTATCCGTCTGAAACAGAGGATGATTGGCGCGAATTTGCCGAGGATATAAGACTTGCGGATGATATAGCGGAGAAACGCGAAAAACAATGGTCTATTGTCCTGCATAACACGCCGTTCAGGGCAATGCCCGCCACGCCTATGGCGTGTGCGCCAATGGCAAAGCGTAACTTTAGAGGTGAAATATCCCGGACGATTGGGAATGGACTAAAAGGCAATCTGATATATCAAGGCAAATCCTTATGGTCAGTCGAAAGCAGCGGAACAGAGGGCTTGCCGACCGTCATGCTATCCGCATTAGCGCACAGGGGAAGCGAGAACGATAGCGAAAACATAGAACGCCTGTGCCGTGCGCCGAAGTTTTGGCGGGCAAGCAACGCGGAGAAAGAGGCCGTGTTAACTAAGCTGTTTGACATGGATAAACTTTTCGGCGGCTTTACCCCTGCGGACTTGCCGAGCCGATATCTGCGCACATATGCGAAAGTAGAAAGGCTATGGACACGCAAATATGAATAAAGCAATAAACGAACACAACGAAAAGATAGCAGAAGCCCGCGCGCGGATTGACAAGAGCACGGGCTGTGCACGCAGGGACGCACAGAAGTATCTGAAAAGACTGCTGCGCGAGCGCAAGGAATACTATAGGCACAAATAACGCGGAAAGGAGAACAGTATGCCGACCGGGAGAAAACCAACCCCGCTGAAACTGGTGGACAACGCCAAGGCGAGGCACACAAAAGAAACGCTTGACGGGCGACAGAATGGCGAACCGGAAGGCTGTACCGATAAATTAACGCCGCCCAAAACCATATCAAGCGAGGCGAAAAAAGAGTGGAAACGCATAGTTAAGCTGTATCGCCAGCTTGACGCGAAGATAATCAATGACTTGGACATATCGACCCTTATGGCGTACTGCGAAAGCGTAGCAATATACCGCAGGGCGCAAGAGGAATACCAGAACCGCCCGCTGGTCTATATGAATGCGGACGGCAGACCCGCAGAAAACCCGTATATTACTATAATGCGGCGGGAGGGGCAGAACATAGCGAAATACGCGGAGCAGTTGTGCCTGTCCCCGGTAGGCCGCGCAAGAATGGGAGTTGCGGCCGCCAAGAAGGAAGCAGAAAGCGACCCAATGGCGGCCTATCTGAACAAATACGGTGGTTGACACAAAAAAAGCGCTTGCGGTCATAGAATTTGTGCAGGCGTTAAAGCATACGGGTGATTTTTACGGGAAACCTTTTGTGCTGCTGCCGTGGGAAATTGACGTTATAAATGCCGTATACGGCACAGTGAATGAGGACGGGAAGCGCCAATATCGAACGGGTTATCTGGAGATAGCCAAGAAGAACGGCAAAACCGAGCTTATAGCCGCACTCAGCCTTTACCATCTTGTGATGGATGCGGCGGGAGGCGAAATATATTGCGGCGCAGCCGACCGCAATCAAGCGTCCATAGCCTTTAACGCGGCGAAGAGTATGGTGGAGCAGAGTAAGGTGCTATCCAAGATTATAAAAATCAAGGACAGTACGAAAGAAATGCTAAACCTCCGCACGCACACGCGGTTCAAGGTGCTTTCGGCGGAGGCGGCTACTAAGCACGGCCTTAATCCGTCCGTGGTAATAATTGATGAGCTGCACGCGCACCCCAAGCGCGACTTGTGGGATGTGCTGACCTTCGGCACGGGCGCGGCGCGAGACGAACAGCTTATATGGTGCATCACTACGGCGGGCGACGACCCTGACCGCAAGAGCGTGGGCTGGGAGCAGCACGACATAGCCACAAAAATTATAAGCGGCGAACTTATAGACCCGACCTTTTACGCAAAAATATATACCGTTCCGGAGACGGCGGATATATATGATGAAGCTAATTGGTATTTGGCTAATCCGTCACTCGGCGTGTCGATAAAGATAGAGAATGTGCGCAGCGAGGCATTAAAGGCGCGGAACAGCCCTGCGGCGGAGAAGCTTTTCCGCTGGCTACGGATGAATCAATGGATATCGTTGAAACGCACAGGGTGGATGCCAATCACGCTGTGGGACGATACCGAGGGCGACTGGCACAAATCCGATATGCTGGGGCGCGAGTGCTATGTAGGTATCGACCTATCAAGCACAACCGACCTAACGGGCGTGGCGGTGCTTTTCCCACCGTTACCGGAGCAGACGGAATGGCGGTTTTTTGTGGACGCGTGGATACCGGAGGACAATATGCGCGAGCGCGAACAGCGTGACCATGTGCCATTTGGCAGATGGGTTAAAGCGGAGCATATGCACGCAACGCCGGGTAACTGTGTTGACTATGCCTATATAGCCAATTATCTTGACAAGCTGATGCTGGACTACAATGTAAAGTATATTGCCGCCGACCAATGGCGAATTGATTCCCTGCGCCCACTGATGCAGCAGGAAGTAGCACAACAGAAGGTTATAACTATACCACAGACAATGGCGGGAATGTCGCCCGCCATGAAGGAGCTGGAGCGCCTGATGCTGGACGGCGAGATAACGCACGAGCATAACCCCTGCGGGCGGTGGACATTTGGCAACGTGGTGGTAGCGCAGGACGGCAATGAGAACATAAAGCCAATGAAAAACAAGAGCATCGAGCGAATTGACCCCATGTGCGCACTTATAGACGCAATGGCGGCGGCGGTCAAGCTGGAACCCAAACGAAGCGTATACGAACAGCGCGGATTGCGCGTGATATGAGGTGGGAATGAAAAAAATCAAGTTATTCGGCAAAATAATTGAGATACGCGCGGCAAATGTGGAAAAACTGCCGCCCGTATCAGACGATACGGCATGGCAGAATTACCTTATGGGCAACGGGTGCGCCATAAGCGCGGATACGGCCTTGCAGGTCGCGGCGGTCTTTAGGTGCGTTGACTTAATAAGCAAGACGATGGCGGCATTGCCGCTGCATATGTACCGCGATTATAACGGCGGAAAGCAAAAGGCTAAAGACCACCCACTGTATAAGCTAACAAACATACTGCCCAACCCGACCACGACGGCGTATGAAATGATGCAGATGCTTGTGGCAAACATCTTGCTGACACGCGGCGGGTATCTGCGCATAGTACGTAACCGCAACGGCGTAATAACGGCGCTTAAAAATCTGCCCACGGCAAACTGTTCGCAAGTCTATACCAACAGCCGCAACGGGGAGCAGTACATATACGCCACAGCGGACGGCATAACTGAAACGCTGCGGGATGGCGATTTTGTGTTTATACCGGGATTTAGATTTGCGAGCCGAACGCCGGAAGACCCGATGGACATAGCGGCGAGCGTGCTGGGGCTTAACGACAGCATGACGAAGTACGCACAACGCGGATTTAGCGGCACGTCGCCGGGCGGATATATAACATATCCCGGCGAATTGTCTGACAGCGCATATGAACGCTTTAAAGAGGACTTTAAGGCCAACTACGCAGGCGTGGAGAACGCGGGTAAATGGATGTTTTTAGAGAATGGCTCCACGGCGCAGCCGTGGGACAGGGATATGCAGAAAACGCAGCTGCTTGACAGCCGCAAGTGGGCGGTAACGGAAATATGCAGGATATTCGGTGTACCGCCGCATATGTGCATGGACTTGGAAAAGGCCACATTTAGCAATATCGAGCAGCAAAGCGCGGAATTTGTGCGCGACTGCATAAATCCGCTATCCGTGCGGATAGAACAAGCGCTTTACCGCGACCTGCTGACAACGGCAGAGCAACGCGAATACTACTACAAATTTAACACAAACGGCCTTCTGCGCGGCGACACCGCGTCGCGGACGAGCTACTATAATTCGATGCGGCAAAATGGCATCATGAGCGCGGACGATATACGCGAGCTTGAGGACATGAACCCGCTGCCTGACGGGCTGGGTAAGATATACTTTATCAACGGCAACATGCTGCCGTTGGAAAATGCGAAGCTTAACGCGCCAAAGAGCGCACAAGCGAAAGGAGATATAAAAGGTGCATAAATTTTGGGAGTTTAAGGCTCTCGGCAGTGCCGGAGAGCTTTTTTTGTACGGCGAAATAAGCGACACATCATGGTTTGGCGACGAAGTGACCCCCGCACAATTTCAGAAAGACCTTGCGGCGCTCGGCGACATATCCGCGCTTGACATCTACGTAAATAGCCCAGGCGGCGACATTTTTGCCGGATTTAGCGTATATAACATCCTGCGGCGGCATCGGGCAAAAAAGACTGTCCATGTGGACGGTCTTGCGGCTTCTGCCGCGTCCGTCATAGCAATGGCGGGCGACATCATAAAAATGCCGGAAAATGCTACGATGATGATACACAACGCGTGGACATATACCAGCGGGGGCGCGGAGGAATTGCGGCGAACCGCCGACGAGCTTGAGCGCCTTAACGGGCAGATTGCGGACATATACGCTGCCCGCACGGGCAAGGACAAAGACGAAATAGCGGCAATGATGAGCGCGGAAACGTGGATGAGCGGCGCGGAAGCCAAAGAGGCGGGCTTCGCGGATGAACTGATTGAGAATAAAAAAATAGCGGCGTGCGCAAACGCGGACAAGTATTTTGCCCGCTATAAGCATGCGCCCGATATAAATGAGCCTGATAATGGGGGAGAAATCCAGCCCACAACAGATACAACAAACGCAGCGCTGGCGGAACAGCGCAAAAGATTTAAGGCCATGAGATTAAAAATGTTGGAGGTATGAAATGGCGAAAGAAATTTATGAGATGATGCAGGAAAGGGCGAAGATAACCGCCCAGCTGCGCGAAGTAATGAACCGCAATGACGCGGCGGAAATGAACGCGGACGACAAGGCGACGTATGACAGGCTTGAAAAAGAATTTGACAAGCTTAACGCAAGCATAACCCGCGAACAGAAGCAGCTTGAGCGCGAGCGGGCTGCCGGAGAAATCATCGAAAAGCAGCAGGACAACGCAAAGAACAAGACGGTTGAAATGTTTGGCCGCGCCTTGCGGGGCGATCAGGGCGACATAACCGCGTATCGCAACACCACGCAGACCCTTGGCACGAATGCCAACGCGGGCTATCTGACTGCCCCCGTTGAGTTTGTGAACAGGCTGATAGCCGGACTTAAAAACGATATGTTTATGCGCCAAATCTGTGATGTCGTCGGCCCGATCGGCAATGCGCAGAGCCTTGGCTATCCGACGCTTACTGCCGATGCGTCCGATATCGAGTGGACAACCGAGATTGCGGCAGCGCCCGAAGAAGCAACTATTTCGTTTGGCCGCAGGGAGTTCAAACCCCAGCGCCTTGCGAAGCTGATAAAGATATCCCGAACCCTTATGCGGCACGCGCCCTCGCCCGACCAGACGGTGCTTGACAGGATACTCTACAAGGTTGAAGCCGCGCAGGAGAACGCCTATATGAACGGCGCGGGTACTAACGGCCCGCTCGGTGTTTTTGTCGCAAGCGCGAACGGAGTACCCGAAGCCCGCGACATTACAAGCGCCGCGGCTGCAATAACCGCAGACGATATGATCGAAACCAAGTACGCGGTTAAGGGGCAGTATACGCGCAATGCGTCCTGGGTGATGCACCGCGACCTGTGCAAGACGCTGGCCAAACTCAAGGGCAGCGACGGCCAGTATATATGGCAGCCGTCCGTACAGATGGGACAGCCCGACAGGCTGCTCGGAGCGCCGGTCTACATGAGCGAATATGCGCCCAACACCTACACGGCGGGCAAGTATGCTGCGGTATACGGTGACTTTAGGACGGGCTACATGATTTGCGACGGCGACGGCCTGTACATACAGGTGCTTAACGAGCTGTATGCGCCGAATAATTCAATCGGCTATCTTGTTGAGTACTTCGGCGATGGTGCGCCCGTGGTAGGCGAAGCGTTTGCCCGCCTTAAAATCAAGGGCTCATAAGATGAACACGCGGGGCGTTTTGCCCCGCGTAAGAACGGAGGTTAGATATGGCGGCACAAATTTTGACGCAAACAATAATAAATGAGGCTGTAACGCTCGACGCGGCAAAGATGCATCTACGCATTAATCCCGACGATAACAGCGAGGATATGCTGATAATTTTGCCGCTTATCGCTGCGGCGCGGGAATACTGCGAAAACTATACGGGCCGCGCGTTTGCGCCGCAGAAAATAACCGCATTGACGGACGCGGCAGGAACAACTGAACTGCCGCGTTGCCCGGTAAAAAGTATTGACAGCGTGACGGTAGACGGCAAGGCCGTGGAGTATACGGCGGACATGCGGCGCGGAACGGTGACGGTCAACGAACCCAATGCGACTATTACATACACGGCGGGCGGGGATGTGCCGTTTATGGTACGGCAGGCAATGCTGCTGCTAATTGGGCATTGGTACGCCAATCGCGAGGCCGTTACAACCGCAAATACAAGCGAAGTTGACACGGCGGCGCAGGCCATGCTGCGGCAATACAAAGGCTGGTGGTTTTGATGGCGGCACGCGTGAACGCGGGCGAGATGCGAACAAAAATCACCATAAAAAACCCCGTATATACCATACGGGACGGCTTTAGCCGCGAAGAATTTGTGAACGCATTTACGCGGCCTGTGTGGTGCAAGTGGGTTAACGCGCACGGCGCGGAGATATACCAAGCCGCCGAGCTGCATTTACGCGAACCCGCAACGATAACCATGCGCTTTTCGCCGCTGGTGACAGTCAAAAGCCGCATATGGCGGGAGAGAGACACGGAACCATATGAGGTGATAAGCATCAACAACGTCAACGACCGCTGCGAATTTTTGGAAATCAAGGTACAAAGGGTGGTGACGGCATGACGATTGCGGAAATACTGCAAGACAAATACACCGTATGCCACCCGCCCTACATGGGCGACGCGACCGAGTACGTGACCTATCAGCTTATAACCCAATCGACAACGCTGTACGCCGAAGGAACCGAGGCTGAAACGTCCGTGCTGTACGCTGTAGACTACTACACCAAGAACGTGCCGTTTGAGGCGAAGCTACTTGAAATCAAGCGACTTTTACAGGCGGCGGGATGGACTTGCACCGTGAACGCCGAGGATTATGAGCCAGATACGGGGCTGTATCATATCCCCATGACGGCGACACATATAGGCGGTATATATGGCTAAGATGTATGTGGATGGCATAGACGCCATACAAAACGCCTTGCATGCGACCGAGGACGGCATAGCGGACTTTGTGGACGATTTGCTTGCGGCCGGCGGGGAAATCGCAAAGAAAAAAATCGAGGAAAGCATAACGCGGCACCATCACGTCAGAACGGGCGAAACGACGCTGTTAAGGTCTATCAAAATCACAAAAGGCAAAGACAAGGACGGGCAAAAATACAGCGAGGTCAAAGCTACTGGAATAAGAGAAAGAAACTCGAAGGGCACCGCAAACAGCTATATTGCATATGTCCTGAACTACGGGCGGTCAAATTACCGCGGTACACATTTTTGGACGGAAGCGGAAGAACAAGCCCGCAAAGAATACGAAGAACTTGTAAATCAAAAAACCGACCTTTTTTTGAAGGAGAAAGGACTAAATTAAATGCCTACTTTTGACTTGCGCGGCCTGAAAGTGGCCGAGTACAAAAACGCAAGCGGCACGGTGACATATGACACCCCCACAAGCATGGGCGACGCTATGACTGTGCAGCTTAACCTTACGTCCGCCGAAGGCAGACTATATGCAGAAGGCAAACTCGCCGAATATATGAAACAGGTGACGGGCGGCACGATATCCGCGGGCGTGAAGTACATACCCGACGATGCCCAGAAGCTAATGTTTGGCGTAACCGAAAAATCACGCACCATATCTACCGCGGCGACCAAAAGCCTTTTGACCACAGCGAAGGACACGTCCAAGTACGTCGGCCTTGGCTTTTATGCGCCCGATATGCGAGACGGCTCGAACAAGGTAACGGCTTGCTTTGTACACAAAGTGCTTTTTGGTCAGCCCGCAATGAATTTGCAGACCAAAGGCGAAAACATACAATTTCAGACCCCGACGACAACGGGAGCGTTCCTGCCGAGCGACGCGGAAACGCAGGACATCATAGAGGTGGCCGTGCTTGACGATGCCGCCAATGCCATAGCATGGATAAATGCTTGCTTTGGCGCGAGCGCGTAAGGAGGTCGTATGGACGATATTAGGCTTAAGACCGCGCCGTTTGAATGGCGTGGAGAAAAAATAGAGCTGTGCTGCAATATGAACGTTTTGGCGGACGTGCAGGAAGCCTACGGCGGCGACATATCCCGTGCGTTTAAGGGCAGCACCATACGGGCAACGCTGACATTTTTGACGGCAATGATAAATGACGCTACGGACGGCGACTTGACCGTGCGCGAGGTAGGGCGCGAAATCCCTATAAGCCAGCTGGGCTGTATAAGCGGCGTTGTGCTGCCCCTTGTGACCGATGCGCTGAAAGGCGAGAACACAGAAAAAAAAACGGAGACAGCGGCGAACCGCTAAATTTTGCATGGTATCTTGCTGTGTGGGTGATGGCGCTACGGCTACCCGAGCGTGATTTTTGGGCAACTGCAACGCCATACCGCATAGCAAAAATATTGACAGCGTATAAAGAGATAGGCAAGGCAAAAAAGGCTGAAAAGCCCGTAAGCCTTGCAGAATATTTGGGAGTATAAAGCGATGCCAAATGTAAGAACGCGATTTATTGCAGAGGGCGAAAAAGAATATAGGCAAGCGCTTGGCAACATAAACGGTAGCCTGAATATACTTAACGCTGAAAGCAAAAGGCTACAGGAACAATTTAAGGGCAATGAGGATAGCCTCGAGGCATTAACCGCAACAAACAAAAATCTTAATAAAATTGTCGGTGAATTGACGAAGAAGCAGGAGCTGCAACAGGAACGATTAAAAAAACTGACGGAAGCATACGGCGAAAATGATGCCCGCACCATGCGCATGGCCAAAGCAGTAAAAGACACCGAAGCCGCCCTGCTGAAACAAAAACGCGCGCTCGAAGAAAGCAAGGATGCCGTAGAAAACTTTGGGCAAGAAGAAAGCAAGGCAGAAGAAAACACCCAAGACCTTGGCGACGCGCTTAACGATATCGGCGGCAAATTCGGCATAAGTCTGCCAAAGGAAATGACCAACACCCTTAACGGGATGCTTAAAATCGACACGCAGACGCTTGTGACAATAGGCACATTTGCCGCCTTAGCCGCGGCAGTGGCAGAGGTCGAAAAAAAGCTTGTGGACTTGACCCTTGAGCAAAGCAAGCATGCCACCGAAGTCACAAATCTGTCCCGCACAATGGGCATGACCACAGAAGCCTACCAAGAGTGGGATTATGTACTAAAGACCGTGGGCAGCAGCGCGGAAGCAGCGCAGGGCGATATATCCATGTTGGCCGAAAAGGCGCAGGATGCGGCAACCGGAAGCGGCGAGGCCGCTGAACTCTTTGCCCAACTGCACATAAAAGTCAAGGATAGCCACGGCGCTTTTAAGTCTCAATCCGAATTGTTTGACGAAGTTATAACGAAGTTAAGCCGGATGAAAGACGAGACGGAGCGCAACGCCATAGCAAGCAAGCTGCTGGGCAGCACAGGCGAAAAGATAATACCCTTGCTGGACAAGGGTGCGGCAGGGTTGGAAGAAGCCAAGAAAATGGCGCACGAATTTGGCGTGGTAATGGACGAGGAAACGCTTGCCGCGCTGAATGATGTGACCTTAGCCGTCAATAACTTCGACGCGGCGGGCGAAGGACTAAAAAATACCATCGCCAAGGGTATGGCGCCATCGGTTGAGAATCTGACGCAAAAAGGGACTGACCTTTTCGTGCGGCTGCAAGATGCCGCCGAGGGGTCTGGCATTTTAGAGGTTTTCGGCGCGCTGCTTGACGTGGTATCCGCGCTTGAGCCGCTTTTTGATGTCCTTTTCGGCACGGCGGAGGATGGCGTGCCTGTGCTGCAAACCCTTGCGCTTGCGCTGGGCGTGCTGGCCGACGCGCTGACCATAGTAGCCAACACGATAGCAATAGTAATAGAGCTGTTTAAGCAGCTATTTAACCTTATCAGCGGCAAGGGCTTTGATGACAGCAATCTTACTCGCTATGGCGAAAACATAGCCAAGGTTTTTAGCGACGAGGGAGCAAGCGCCCGGGCGTGGAGCGGCGGCTTTGGGAGAAATATAGGCCGCAACGCGGACGGCACGGACTACTGGCCCGGCGGGCTGACTTGGGTAGGCGAACGCGGGCCGGAACTGGTATCCCTGCCGCAAGGCAGCAGGGTATACAGCGCAGAGGACAGCCGCAACATGGGCAACACGAATAATTATTATTTGACCGTGCAATCGCGCGACATGGACACCGTGGCGGCAATGACGGCAACGTTCAAGCGTGCGAGGCAGGCAGAAAGGGCAAAGTAATGGCAAAAACGACCATAAAGACGTATTTTACAAGCGTGATGGACGGGAGGGGAAATAACGAAATAATCCGGGTGAATGGCTCCGCCGAGCAATGCCAAGGATATGTGCCAGGGATAGTGACGCTAAAGTATAGCGGACTGTCTATCCCAGCCGGGAAGAAGGCAATAAAGCACACAATAAAGCTGCATTTGGGCTCGCCGTCAAGTAAATACTGCTACTACAGCACCAGCTACCCGGCGCCACCGGATGGATATACAATACAAGAGACAACGTCGGATCCCCGTGATCTTGAGGTGAATCCGTCTCCCGCTATCCCAGTGCGCGGTTTTGCATATATGCAGTATACTGCCGGATATGCCAATATAATAAAAGAATATAATAATATGCCGAGTGAAATAGCAAGCGGGGACTGGATATCGCTTGAATTGCCGCGGGAGCAAAATCTGCCGAGCGATGGTAGCATATATCTCACCCAAATGTCGGCATATACCCCGGCATCTAACCCGATAGAGAATAGACTGCCCGGCAAGGTGGCGTATAAATATAGCAATGTTTACTACTACAATTTTATAAATTATTTTTGGGCGAATTTTACCGATTATGAACTGTCAAACCGCAGCTGCATAGAAACGGTAATTGCAGACTGCCCGCAAACCCCGACCGTAAAAAGCCCGATACTGGGAGAGACGGTCGCGCCAAGCGGTGGCGTGGTGCGCTTCAGCTGGGCGCATAACCCCAGCCCGCAGAGCAATCTGCCGCAAAAGGGCTACAATCTGCAAATATCGGGTGACGGCCTGACGTGGGAGACAATCACCGCGACAAGCACCAATCAATATGCCGATGTGCCGATTGCCAAAATCCCCAGCGGTAATTTTTACTGGCGCGTGCAGACCATAGACACAGACGACGCGCCCAGCGATTACAGCGACCAAGCATATGCATACTACGGTACAGCACCGACCGCGCCAAGTATAGTGACAAGCGTTTTCACGGCGGCAAAACCGCGCTTGATATGGACGACGACATTTGCGCAAAGTGCATACAAGGTGCAAATCCTAAAGGGCGCGACCTACATAGTGGACATCACAGCGGAGAGCAGCGACCAATTTTATGATATCCCCGTCGCGCTTGAAAACGGGGAACAGTATACCGTGCGCGTATCCGCACGGGACGAGGCGGCGCATTACAGCGCATGGGCGGAGGATGCTATAACGGCAAATTACATAATCCCGACCACACCAAGCTTCTTTCTTTCAAAAAAAAAAGATAGCATTGAGATAATAATAAGTCACAATCAGACGGGGATACTGCGATATGATATATACCGCCTTGCCACCAGCGAAACGGATTTTATACGCATCGGCAGCACCACGACAAAAAAGTATAAGGACTGGTCTGTAATGGCCGGAAATGTCCGCTATAAAGTCATAGCCGTAAGTGATAGCGGCGAAAGCAAGGCCGCACAGCAGCAAACGGTATTCGAGTTGACAACGGGGTGGCTTACACCCGTGGATGACCCCTCACACGCATTTGAAGTGCGCTATAACGTGCAGGACAGGTATTATACCGATTATGACGTTAGCATGATGGAATACTCGGGGCGTGAAAAGCCCGTGGCAGAATTTGGGCAGCTTGCCCAGAGGTCTGTGACGGTATCCTTTGCCACAAATGACAAGGACGCATACAAGGCGCTTGAACGGGTGATACGGCAGCGCAAAACAGTGCTGTACCGAAATGCGCGGATGAAGATGTACGGCGTGTGCATAAGCCCGTCCGACCAGCCCGCAGACTACTACGGTATGATATACAATCTATCGTTTGTTATTAACGAAGTCGAGCACAGCGAGGTGGTATGATGCAGTTTGCACGGGCAGGATATACGGATGCAGAGATACAGGCAGCGCTTGTGGCACCCACGCGGCAAATCCGCGTGCGCTACGAACTGCTGGGGCGCGACTTGCAGTACAAGCGCGACATAACGACCGTATCCAGCGGCACTATAACATTTGACAGCGGCAGCGCGATAATGCGCACCGCCGCCTTTGAAATGCGCGACGAAGAGATAGACTATCTCAGCGCGCGTGTCCGCCCCGTCTTTGGGCTGCGCATGGGTGATACATGGGCGGAATGGCCGCTGGGGGTATTTGTGTTGTCGTCGCCGGAGCGCGTGGCGAAAGCTAAAACGGTATCGCGCACGATCGAGGCATACGACCTGAACCAGCTGCTAAAGACGGACGGCATATCCGCGCGGCTATACTATCCGGCAGGGACGCGTTATACAGACATAGTGCTTAATGTGCTGTACGGTGCGGGCATAACCCGCGCTAACGTCGAAGGCGCGGAGGACACTATTGCCGAGGCGGTCGAATACGCGCCCGGAGCATATAGGCTGGACATAATCAACGAGCTTTTGGCGGCGATAAATTACACGCCAATACACCCCGATGCAAACGGAATCTTTATTGCACGCAAGCAAAGAGACATCGAACTGGGCGACATTGCATACAAGTACAGCACCAAGCAGGACAGCGTGATAATGGGCGAGGCCAAGGAGGCCGTAGACTACTTTGATACGCCAAACAGATTTATCGCCTATGTATCGTCCTCCGAAGTTGCGCCTATGCGCGCGGTGTACGAAAACGCTGACCCGCAGTCGCCACTAAGCACCAAAAACAGGCAAGTGGTGACGGAAGTAATCGAACTGCGTGACATAAGCACACAGGCGGAGCTTGATGCATATGTGCGTCGTCGTGCCATCGAAGCCGAGGCGGATTTGCATGGCATAGACTTTGCCACGGGGCTTATGCCCATGCACGGCTATAAGGACGTGTACCAATTTGAGCACGAGGTGCTTGGCATAAATGAGATTTACCAAGAGACCGCGTGGAGCATGGAACTGCGTACGGGCGGCAAGATGAAGCACAAAGCAAGGAGGATTACGGGATGAATTTTGCAACCATAAAGGCCGTGTATGACGACGGAGTGACGCTGGCATTTGACGATGGCAGCGAATCACAAAAGCATTACAAGGTCAACAGCGGCGTGGTCTTTAACGCGGGCGACCGCGTGCGAATTTTGGAGGATAACGGTACATATGTGCCCGAGTATGTGGTAGGCAACCCGATAAAATCAATCAGCGCAGGCACGTCGAGCACAGCAGACAAGCTAAAGACCGCCCGACAAATCAAGCTGACGGGCGACGTGGAAGGAACGGCGACATTTGACGGCAGCGCGAATATCAGTATAAGTATAACGTCGCTGCGGACAGCCAAGTTGAAAAACGCCTTTGCCCCCAATGACAGAACGAAGGATATACAGCTATGGGCACAATATAATAATGCCTTGTGGTATCAGGTCGGCACAGGCACGCGCACCAAGCTGACTAACGGATAAGGAGGATATATGGATTACAACATCACCCTAACCGCTAACCACCAATCTTTGACCGCCGAATATCTCCCCCTTGCCGCTGAATCCGTGCAGTACCTTACCGCGAAAGTGGTGTGTGAAACCGAGGACTGGACAGGGCGCGAGATTAAGGCCATGTTTGGGCAGGGCTGCACGGTGCACGGAGTGCCCGTGACAGACGGGGAGATAACCGCTAAGCAGCAGCTTAACCTTACAGCGGGCGACTGGTGCGTGTGGCTTGTGGGCAACTCCGCGCGGGACGGGGAGGTAATCCCACGCATTACCACAAACATTGCGCATATCAGCGTAGCCCCGACAGGCGGCACGGAGGGCAATCCCTTCCCCACAATTCCGCCCACGGCGGAGGAACAGCTGCGGGCAGACATGGGCAATCTTGACGACCTGACCACGAAGGACAAGAGCAGCCTTGTGGCGGCAATAAATGAAGCCGCTGAAAGCGGCGGCACTGCCGACGCAGTGACTTACACCCCGCAAACCCTGACGGCCAAACAGCAGGCACAGGCCAGAACGAATATCGGGGCTGAAAAAGCGGGAACGGGGTACACCAAACCCGCATCTGGCATACCCAAATCCGACCTTGAGCAGAGCGTGCAGACAAGCCTTGACAAGGCTGATACGGCTATATCTCTCGGCCTGACTGCCGCCACCCCCGGGCAGATAATCAAGGTTAAGACCGTGCAGGACGGCAAGCCTACAGAGTGGGAAGCGGTCAACCCCGATTATACCCTGACCGTGACCGTCAGCACGCAGGACGGCGTGACCGTGACAGGCCAGACCGTGACTGTGCGGGCAGGCGATGCAGATGGCCCTGTGTACGGCACAGCAGAGTACAACGGCCAGCCCGTAAGCTTCCGCGTGCCCGACGGCTTTGCGTACTACGTCGAGGTGACGGACAACCTCGCCGCGCACTTTAGGCCGACCACCGTCAAGGGGGTTATCAACGGCGCTAATGCCGCTGTAACTCTGCTGTATAATGATTTCTCCACCATTAAGACTGCCCCCGATATACAGGCGGCGTTGGATGCGGATATGGACTTGACCGACCTTGTGGGCCAGCAAATCACCTGCCAGCGCGGCAACGATACCCTGTCGTGGGACGTGGTGGACTACGACAGCACGGCTAAGGTCGTAACCTTGTGTACGCATGATGTACTGCCGGAGGCAGTACAGTTTGAACCGGTACAGGCACTGATGTACTGCGAGAATGGCCTTGCGGCGGGAAGCTATACGTTTAAGTGGGATAGTAAGCAATGCTACTTTACCTTAACCCAAGCCATACCGGCAGGCGGGCAGCTAAGAGCAACAGATAGCGAGTATCAGACACATGAATCGCAGTCGGCGATCGCGCAAATAGAATCCGGCACGGTAAGTACAGACGTGATTGACGGTGCAATCAATCTCGGCCAGACTGGTACAGGTAGCCTTAACCATTCTGAACGTGTAATCCGCGGCAGTAATAATTTTGGCGAATCTGGTATCTTGCAATGGCTAAACAGTGATAGCCCTGCCGGCGCCTCCCTACCCCGCCCGACAAAGTTCTCACGCCCTTATGTGCTATCTAAGGCGGGCTTTAAGGCTGGCCTTGATGTAGATTTTTTGGTGTGTATACAAGAAACAATATGGAAATGTAATGCAAATAACAACTATGAATGTCCTGCATCTTTGGGCGGGATCGCACAGAAAAGCGCTCCATACACAGTGACGGCTAAATTTGCACTGGCCAGCGCGACAGAGATTTTTGGCGAATATGGCGGTGTAGCGGATGGCAGCACCATATGGGACTTATACACAGGTGCAGAAACTACTGACCGTATTAAATACTATAACAATGTTGCGCGGGTTTGGCTCTTGCGCTCCCCATTTTATGCAAATACTCATAATATATCGAATGTGAACAATTCGGGTAATTTTAGCATTGGTGGGTCTAATAGTAACCAGAATTTTGCGGTGGCCTGCAAAATCGCAAAATCTAACTAATTCGCCGCTATCGCGGCAGGGTAAGGAGAAAATAATGACTAAAGACTATCATGCGCTTAAACTGCGCGAGTATGCCGCTGCACAGGCGGTAGCACTACAAGCAGAAATGGACGCAAGAAAAGAACGTCTGGTGACGGTTGAGGAGGCCCTTGACCTGCTGCTATCGGGGGCAACGGAATGACGGACGAACTGCGCAATAAAATCCTTGCTTACAACCGAAGGATAAAGGCTGACCGCGCGGAGCGGGACGAGCTGAAAGCCAAGCTTGACCGCATCCGCGAGGCGGTAGATGGCATGACGGGGCTGCCGAGCGTATCAAAGCTTGCGGCCTTTTTAGAGACCATCAGAGAGATTATAAAGCCGAAGGAGGGCTAAAAAATAATGAAAAGATACTTTGCAATGATGCTTGCCGTTGTGCTGCTGTGCATATGCACGGGCGCAATGGCAATGGGCTGGGGACGCACGGATAATCCGCCCCCGACTTACACCGTGACCGTCACCAAGCTGGACAAGGTGGCGACCACCAGCGGCGCGGCCTATACCCCTGCGCCGGGCAAAACCGCCGCCGTCGGCACGGTGGTGTACTTTACGGCAAAATTTACGGATGCCGAAGGCAACCCCGTGCAGGGCACTATCAATCTTACGGATATGGACGTGCTGTATCTTGACGGCGATGTAGTCGCCGCGATAGTCACAGGCACATACCCCGCCGTGCGGGCGGTATACAAGTATACCACTCCATTGGCGGAGCTGACCTATGACGGCAAGCCCGTGACCATAAGCGGGGATACCGTGACCATAGGCAGTTTGACATTCACCCGCCGCAATGGCGTGGCGGTAGATGTGTCCATAGCGGGCGGCCTTGCCGACCTGACCCGAGAGCTGAACGCGCTAAGTATGACGCTTGACGACATCTACGCGGGCAAGATATACATGGACGATGCTGCGCTTGTGGCAAATCTCGGGCAGCACATCAAAGCCGAGGCCACGGCGGTATGGGGTGCTGATAGCGTGGTAGTGCGCACACCCGACTTGCCGCAGACCGGCTCCGCGCCCGTGTATATAGGCTATATAATGATTCTTGCCGCGCTGGCCTTGGGAGTAAGAGTATGGGCGAAAAGGTGAAGGAATTTTTGGCTTACCTTGAAAGCCACATCGGCGACGCTTACGTCTGGGGCGCACAGGGCGAAAGGGTGGACAACCGCGCCGACCTTGAAAAATGGGTGCGGCGCAAGGAGACTTCGCGGGCAAATGCCGAACGCGCCCTTGCATACATCAAAAAAGCCGCCAAAACGCCGCTGTACGCCTTTGACTGCAGCGGCCTTATCATTCATTGGCTGCGCGACATAAAAGGGCTGATTGACGGTGATACAAGTGCCGCAGGGCTGTACAGACAATGTACCCAAAAGGGCAAGCTTGCCGCGTGGCAGATGCAGCCTGGTGACCTTGTATTTAGGTACAGCTTCGGCAAGGGCAAAATGGGGCACGTTGGCGTATACGTCGGCAGCGGCATGGTGATAGAGGCACAAGGCCGTGACGCTGGCGTAGTGATGCGCCATCTGTCTTACGGCGGCTGGACACATCAGGGCAGACACCCCGCGCTGGCCGAGGATACCGCTCCCACCGTCTTTAGGCTGACATCGCCCATGATGCGCGGCGAAAACGTTAAGCTTATGCAGACCGCGTTGAACGCCTGTGGCTACGATTGCGGCAAAGCCGACGGCATATGCGGCAAGGCCACAATGACGGCTGTAAAGGCCTTTGCAACGGCGCATACGGAGGTATAGCCCGTGGAATGGTGGGGATGGTGTGCATCAATACTGGGGGCGATTGTCCTTATCGCGCAGGGTATAAAGGCGATAAGGGAAATCATAGCCCCCGCATTATCTATGCGGGAGAAGCTTGACAAAGTGCTTGAGCATGATTCAAACGATCTGAAGCGATTTGAGGAAGTCAACACAAAATTCGCGCGGCAGGAAGTCACAAACCAGGCTATTATAACCGGCCTTGTGGCCCTGATAAACCACGAGATAGACGGTAATGGAATTGACGGGCTGAAAAACGCCCGTGCAGAACTTTTGCAACACATAATCGAAAGGAGATAAGAATAATGACGAACGATTTTTTTACTTGGGCGGTGCTTTTGACTTACGCGGGGGCGACCCTCGCTACCAGCCTTATCACACAGCTTATAAAGGGTGTGGGCTTCATCGACAAAATACCCACCCGCATTACAAGCTACGCAATCGCGCTTGTGGTGCTTATAGCCGCGACCTTTTTCACGGGCGGCCTGACCCTTGAAGCAGGCGCGCTGTGCGTGATAAATGCCGTGGTAGTGTCCCTTGCAGCCAATGGCGCGTATGACGCGATAGCCCGCGATAAAAAATAAAATTGCCGCCGCCCCTCTGCGACAAAAATTGCCGGAGGTGATAGGCCGATGAGAAGCCGGCCTGTGTGGTGGACAAAGACACTTTGCAAGCCCTATCCCGCGCGGAGTGGGAAGGGATAATCTATCAGCGGATTTTCTGTGAGCGCGACCGCTGGCTTGTGGTGCGGCATTTGCTTGATGGTGTGCCGTATGACCGCCTGACGGCGGAGTATCAGGCGCGGTACACCGATGCGCCGTTAGAGTATGACCAAATTCGCCGCCGATACAAGGCGGCGGAGAGAACCCTTATAAAATATGCCCCCTGATGGGGGCTTTTTTATTTTTTGGGGGCTTGACATATGCCTAATGCTGTGGTATTTTAATAGTGCCATCCGGCAACGGATGAGGATTGAAATATTTGACTTTAGGTTTTCAAGCCAAAGGAAAAGATGCACGGCGGTGCATCTTTTCCTTTTCCCTGTTATTCCACCCAACCCCAAAGATTTATCCAGTTTTTGGGACAAATTATCCGGTACATATAGGGCGGGCTTGTCCAGTTGAGCCAGTCGAATATCCAGGCATCACCCCATTCATTATCAGCCGCCAGTGCATCCAGCTCCGGTATCCGCTCGTCCGATACGCAGTACACCCCGTAGCCCTCGTCCGTGATGTAGTGGCGTAAAAATTCCATGTGGTACTTTTCGGTTAAGGCTATCAGCGTGGCCTTGGCTCTTGGCATTCTTGCTTCCATCTTTTTGTCCTCCTCAATCTTACAGTCGGCCTTCTTGCCATTTCGTCCCGACGTTTATCAGTATCGCTGTCCGATATGCGGCTGTGGCGGTTCGATAGTCATCGGGGTCGATGTTAACCATCTCGCAGAGCATCTCCAATAGGCCTGTCTCGTTGTCGGGGTCGTCGTCTATTGCGTCAATCAGTTCATCTGCCGTCGCCATGCGCACATCGCTGCGGGGGAAACCGTCCTGCTCGACAATCAATGATGTGATGATGTCGTCGCCGTACTTTTCGTGGGTCTTTGTGCCTTCAATCGCTTTGTATGCTTTCATTTTTTAACTCCCTTCGGGGCTTGTCGCCCTTGCTTTATCTTATGGCTATATTATACACCGGCTTACACTATTTGTCAAGTGTTTGCTTGACAAAATTAAAAATATTTTTGCACTACATATATATGCCGAAAGCCTCTGCCAATGCGGCCTTGTGCTTTTCGCGGATTTGGCTTGTGCCACATACCCAATCATGCACCGCTTGACGACTTATACCACAGGCCGCGCCAACGTCTTGTAGCGTTAGCCCCTTTTCGCGCATTTTTGCCGCCAGATAGTCACAATCCTCAAGGATGGGGGCTGCTTTGCCGCGATAAAAAGCCAAGTCCCACATACATTGCTGCTCCGCGCTTATGATTTTATCGCCGTCGTCAAAGTCCTCGGGCGTAAGCGGCTGTAATGCGTCGCTTATGGCGCGTTCAAGGGGGTGCGTCATTTTGCGGGCGGCCATAAGCCACCGCATGGACAGCGCGAAGCCATGTGCCGGACGGCGTTGTGCCTCCGCGAATAACGCTGGCTCGCTAAACTTATCGGGGCTGATGTGCCACATCAGCCCGTAGATATACCCAAGTGTCTTTACTGCTTCATCTCGCATTTTTCTTTCCTCCTTATTTTATCGTTGCCTTGTAGGCATTGATTACCTCGCGTCCCCATTCGCCGCGCAATGTCCTGTCGCGGTTGTCTATCCAGTATTTCGCGGCGGTGAAGGTCTCTACAATCCATGTGATACAGCGCATTCCTTCCTCGTCAGCGCCAAGGGCCATTATATCGTCTATTTTTTCCTTGCGGATTGCATTTGCCCATGCGACCTGCTTCGGGGTTCCGCCCAGTTCGGGCCACTGTTTTTTCTTGCTTTCCTGCGCCGCCTGTGCGTCAATCGCCTCGCGCTCTGCCTGCTTGCGGGCCTTGTAGCATTCGGGGCATTCGCCGTGCGTCTCATACCAACTGATTTTGCGCTCGCGGTCTTTGGTGGGGCCAAACAGGCTTACAGTTGCAGTGTGGCCGCAAGAAAATGTTACATCGTACTTCATAATTTTTAACTCCCTCTGGGGCTTGTCGCCCTTGCTTTATCTTATGGCCTTATTATAGCATGCAATTCCATTTTTGTCAAGTGTTTACTTGACAAAAATTAAAAATATTTTTTTCCCGCCAAATGCCCTATAAATTCCCTCCCCGCGCCCTGAGCGCGGGGCTATTTTTTTGCGAAAATTATGGTACAAGGAGGCGATAAAAATGTGGAATCCCAATCCCTTTTTTGGCGGCTGGGGCAACCGTGGCAACGGTGACTACGGCCAGTACGCGACCGCAGCGGCGCAGCAGGAAATCCTGGTTGGGCAGCATTTTGGCCAGCTTAATGACCGCTTGACCAACATCGGCAACGGCATATGCAGCCTTGGCTACGATATGCAGGGCAACATCGGCCAGCTTGGGAAGGAAATGGCGCTGGCGCAGAACGGCACGAACATGACGATAATGCAAAGCGCCAACGGCATACAGAGCCAGATGGCCGAGTGCTGCTGCGCCGTACAGCGTGGCATGGATGCCATCAACGCCAATATCGACGCAAAATTCGCGGCTCTTGAAAAGGCACAGCTTGAGCAGCGCATAGCACAGCTTGAGCAGGCCAATAACCAGCTCTTTGTGCGCGAGCAGCTGACGGGCGTGGTACGCTACCCCAACGGCTACACTTACAACGCCGGGAATAGCCCGTTTTGCGGCTCCGGCTGCGGCAATAGCTGCTGCTAAGACATGACACACCATCCGGCATTGCCGTGACTATCGGGGCGGCTTAGACCGCCCCTTGAATATGAAAGGAGAAAATTATGGCTTGTAAGAATATATGCCAGCTTTGCCCCCACCTGATTATATCCCAGTCCGTGACATTTGTGGCGGGTACTGGGCTTATTATCAATCTGCCCGCAGGAGTGTACGCCAACGGCGAGAAATATTGCATCGTCGTGGCGCAGAGCATACCGGATACCACCACCATATCCGCGCCCGTATATATCACCATCGGCACAGGCACGGCGCAGTATCCCCTTACCAACCGCTGCTGCGCACAAGTCACCGCGTGCAGTATGCGCAAGCGTACCAAGTACAGCACCGTGGTGTCCACCACCCCCACGGGCGGAACGTTTAAGCTGCTTGGCAACCCGCCTTGCGCACCGAATAACGACTTGACGGGTCTGACTGGCGGAGCCGTCGCCACCGTGGCGGAGGCGGCTAAAAAATGAAGCTGATTAACGATTTATCCGACCAGATTTGCGACGAAATCGCGGACGCTGAAAAGTATGCTAAGTGGGCGCTTGCGGTCAAGGACGATATGCCGACCGTAGCGCAGACCCTGTACACCATATCGGGGCAGGAGCTGACCCACGCATCCATGCTGCACGACCTTGTAGCCCGCGCTATATCGGACTACAAGGCGAAGCATGGCGACCCACCCGCCGATATGCTGACGCTGTACAAATATTTGCACGGCAAGCAAATCGAAAAGACCGAGTGTGTAAAAAGATATCAGGAAATGTATAAGGCGTAATCTATTTACACCAATCTCCGGCAACTTTCCGGCAACTTTTTATTGTGCGTCTGTGCTGTCGGCTGTTTGCAAAAATGCCTAAGTATCTGTGTTTTACGGCACAATGGCGTACTTTGGTGGGCAAAAAATCCAAGTAGCTGCCGGATACCAAAGAAAAGAACAGTCCAAACGGACTGTTCTTTTCTTTG